CATACTATATATACAAAACATACTGATATGTGTTTCTATATCAGTATGCTTAGTGCAAATGAAAATTCGGATATAACGTTTCACAACGTCATGCAGTTAACCTTAAATCTAATACCATGAAAACTAATGCAAATATAGCAATTTATTTCATAATAGGAATAGCAATACAACAACAATGTGGGTGATATGGCGGCAAATTCAGCATATCTTCGTGATATCCAACTTTGCTGTCACATAGCGCACATGGGTAAGTCGAGCCGCGCATAACATACCAACCTGTTGCATTTTTATTGTCTACCAAGTAATACCTTTTCATCATTCCACGAGCCAAAGTATAATCTGCAAGTGTTGCTATCGCTACAAGTTGCGACCTTGCAACGCCACGCCCAAACGAAGGAATGATTACCGGCAACCCTCTTTCTTCTGCCGACTTGACAATATCGTTTTCATAAGGTTGATAAAGATTGCTCTTGACATTCTCTATGGCATCAGCTTCCGTAACTCTCATGTACATATTTGCTGCAATGGCTATTTCTAACTCATGCACAAGGCGCGTTGCATAGACATTCATTCTCTCGTCAAACGTCAGTTCTGCAACCTCACCAAAAACGATTGGCTCTAATAGGTTTTCATCATCCTCAGAGCAATCTTCATAAACATACATTTCAATGTAGTTGCGAATTTCGTCAAGGTGTTGATGCACTAACGTAACAAGATAGCTGTAAAATGCTTTGTCCCTACGTTTCAGCACCTTTATAGGTGTCAATTTCCTGTTACGATAAGAATATTGCACAGCATCCTCAACCAAACGCCCAACTATTTGATTAACGATGCTGTCAATATTCCTTTGTAAACCAAGACGCACTATGACGTATGTTTTTGCTGCGTCAATCTCGTCTTGTGTCGGCTTTTTATCGTCACTCATTGTCTACGTTTTGGGCTTGTTGTGATTGTTTTGTGGTAATTTGTGCCAATAAATCTGCCGATTGTTCTTCTTTCATCTCTCGCATGATGCGGTCAAACTCATTGTTTTTGTCATAAGTAGTCTGCTCTGATGCAGTTTCTTTAGACAAGATATTAGAATTGACAGCACTTACAAGATTATTTATAAGTTCTGCGGTGTTTTGGTGAACGTAAGGCACGATGTATGACAAGATATTTAGACTGAGCATCTTCGTCAGCTTGCCTGTTTCAATGCCGTAGCCATAAAGGAATAACTCTTTAAGTTCATCAATTACGTGGTCGTATTCTTTAGCATCAAGCAGTGCGCGTTCCAATGACGGAGAATATATCAATTTGATTGCAACACCCGGCAAATCACCTGATTTAACTTCAGGCGGCATTACGATAAATGCACCCATGAAAATCATTTTGAGTAAGGTGTTGATTTGCAACTCAAATGCCGTTGTGCCATTCTCGCGGTTGAGGAAACTTGCATCATCATCTTGCCCCATTGTGATAGCCTTGACTGCACCATACATATCGCCTTGAATTTCTATATCTTCACCTTTAAGTATCATAATAGGGAAGGCGTATGCCATATTGTTTTGGCAAAGGTGCGAAATTGCAAGTTCATATTTGTCGATAGCATCTTGAACGGGAGACCAACAAGCACCGATTTCGTCACGATGATAAATAACCGGCACACGATTGAAATTGTGGCGTTCCTCTTTAACCAAAGAATACCCTTCAAGATTAAACCATGACTTGACCTTATTAACTGCGCCCTTAAAACCTTTCATATCCATGCGATAAGTGCGCATATATGTATCATCCCACATTTCTACCCATGACACTTTCTCTGAAGACTCTTCGTCATAGTCGTAATATTGGCGTGCAAAGCCATCTAATTTGCCTGTAACGCCATCATAATGCGGAAATGATGTATCGCCATTGAGGAATGAAAGCACTTTTGTATAAACTTTGCCTTCATGCATATACATAACCATTGCGGCATCGCCTGTAATCTTGACAGACTTAAAGAAGTCATAGAGTTTGATGTCAATATTCTTGTCGAGCCAACCTTTTTGAAACTCCAAGAATAAGTCATTTTCCTCTTGTGGTACAGCATTGCTGTTGGTAAGTTCATGGCGAATATCATTGCCGCAAAGGTGTACAAGTTGCTGTGCAGTGATAATCATTTGCAACGGAAAGCAAGCGCGAAATACGCTCTCTTTGAAGTATTGCTTTTTATTATCATCATACTTTACTTTGTCGGGATAATACTCTTGCGAGTTGATTTTGTGTCCTGTTGGATAATACTCACGTAAGAAGTCTGACTGTGATACAACGTCAAACAACATCTTTTCGGGCAAATAGAATGCCTTGCGTGGGTCGCGCACAGTGCGCTGTTGTGTGTAATAATCGGGGCGTATCCTTGTGAAAGGTCTGCGCACCAAGCTATCTGTAATCATAATAATCCTAATCCTTTAAAATGTCTATTTCGTTTCTTTATTTCAAATATCTTAATCATTAACAATGCCTCAAAGTAGTCGGGAGAGTGTCCGACAAAACGTTTCATCATTGCTTTTTTGATAATCTTCCAACCTTTGCCGTTTTCCTCATCTTGTCGTATTGCTTTGCGCTCGCGGTTGAGGATTTGCGCTAATGGTGTATTGGAATACCCTTTGCCACTATACTTGCGACTAAGTAAGTCGGGATTAATAGAATACTCGCCATTAATCAGTGATCGAGCAAACAAGTAAGCGGCTTGTGATTTGATGTCGTGATAAACATTCTTGTATTTATCATCGACACCTTCAGTATTGCAGAAGGGTAGGGCGCGTGGAAAATAGCCTTTTAATGTCTGCCCCAAGCCATTAAGGTCGTAGGTAAAGTTTTCCTCTCTAACACCCCATTCTTCAAGCTTGACCTTTATTGCATTGACAGTGCTGCGTGAGTCCAAGTGACACACATACAAATCTTCAATATGATTACCAATAAACAACCAAAGCACACAAGCATCGCCACCATCGAAAGCAACGTCACAAGAGCAACGCCTTATACCATCGCCTTTTTGTACCGGATTATTAAAGAACTTTTCAAGGTGTGATTGCTTGATGAAATCATCGCCAACGTCTTTATATTTCCAATTGCCTTCAAGGTCGCGAGCGCGTTGTTCCTCTGATTGATTGGCAAGGTTAGCCAAGTAAGTAGGGTCTGATGCAAGAAGTTTTACATTGTCGACCAACTTTGCCTCAACGAAAGCAACTGACTTGATAAACAAATCTTGTGGTCGACCATATATATTATATTCGTCAGTCCAATATCTATCAATAATGCTGTGGCATTGCTCATACACCTCTTCGCGGCTGTCTCCCCAATAAATAGAGTCAACGCTGTCACCATCCATGAAACAATAGCGAACAACACTATCACGCTCTGCAATTGGCAGACCATCTTCGCCAATCCACCAATCAATAAATTTAGCAACCCAACTATCAGGGTCAGGGTTACAAGTGCCAAAGAAACGATTGCGAATACCAAACGCATTACGATTACAAGTGATAAGATACTTGAACTTTAAAAACTCCATGTGCGTTATCTCATCGACACCAATGTAAGAGAATTGTCGACCTTGAAAACGTTTCTTAAACTCATCGTAAGAGTCTGCGTGGTATGAAAAGCGCAAGAACCCACCGCGATTAAAAGTCCAACGTTGGTCTGTCTTTGAGCGCAAACGCTCGCCAAACTCACCGAATATTTGGTCTGATGTTTCTGCTATATCGGACAAATCCTCAATTTCGTTACGTAATATCAGCGCACGAAAATTAGGATTATCCATATCATACGCGCCTTCAAGCAATAGCGAGAATGTCTTTGAACCACCACGGCAACCACCGCCAATTGTTATATCGGCAATTGACGAAAGCATATTTTCTTGACCGCCCCGTTGGGCGAATAACGCTTTACTCGCAGTGTTTTTACTCGCTGCTTTGCGCATTTTTTCAAGTTCGTAGTAAGAAATATATGTGCCTATGCCTGCCATTTATGTTAGTTACGCGGCTTTATTTGCCTATAAATAAGATATTTTGGACAAAAATAAAGAATTTAAGTCGAAAAACATTACTTTTTTGCCAAAATATTTTTCAAAATGGGTACAAAGTTATTATATTTGCAGCAACATAAAACACTAAGGTAATCAAGAGTGATTATCTGATATTCTGAAAAACACGCTTTTAATAATGGAAAAAGAAAAAATCTTATCCACACTAACTGAAAAGCTCGGAACAACCGGCTTATCAGCTAAGACCATCGGAGACTATTTGGATGGCAATCTCCCTGCTGAAGGTGTAGAACCTGATGATGCTTACTTTACTAAGCACGTGACTATCTTAAAGTCACTTTCAGGAAACTTTAACCACGATGTTGCGCAACAGGTTGAAAATTTCAAGAAAAATTACAAGCCTGATCCGCAAAAGGTTGAACCGCCAAAAGACCCCGAACCTCCGCAACCTGCAAACAATGATAAAGAGTTGCAAAAGTTGCGTGACGAATTAGCCGGACTTAAAACCATGCTAACTGAAAAACAGAACGCGGAAACCCAATCGGCTATTATGAAGGATGTAAGAGCTAAGATGCTTGAAAAACACGCTGATGACTCCTATGTACTTGATAAAACTCTTCAAGGCGTAACATTCGATGTAAAGAAATCAATTGACGAACTCGTTACAGAGCAACTTACTCGTTACGATGCCGAATTGAAGGCTTGTCGTGGAACAGGTGCTAAACCTCGCAACACGGGCAATAATCCAACAGGCGGTAGCAGTAGTGCAGTTGATAGCTATTTTGCAAAGAAAGCAGCGCGTGAAGGTTGGGCGAAGAAATCATAACAACTATTACTAACTAACGTAAAACAATCTTTCCAATGGCAAATCAAGGTAACACTTACGATGTCAACACATTCAAAGTGGGTCACGCAAGAAAGGTTTGGCGCGAGACTCGTCATCGCTATCCCGGTGGCGGTCTTATTTCCAATGTTGCAGATTGGGTAGACGCAAAAGTTATACCGGCAGGCACACCTGCAACAATCGACTTGGAAGCTAAGACTATCGTTGCTCACACAGCGGCACAAGTCGCAGCAAGTTCTATCGCTGACCTCGGCATCAACGGCTTCACACAAGAAGACGTACAAATCACAAGCAAAGACACCGTTGCATCAGCAACCGTTGTTTATGATGGCGAACTCTATGGATATATGCTTGATGCAGATGTCCTTTCGGCTATCAAAACAGCAGGTGGCGTAGCTCAGGTAACTATTGTTTATTAACCTCTAAACACCTAACATTATGGCAGCAAACACACTCCCCGTTAATTTGTATGATGTAATGGCACTCGGTCTTGGAGGCGAAACATTCCAAGAGTTTGTAGACCACTACAACGAGAAATACGACAAACTTGAAATTGATGGTTTTGAGTTTGAACCAACACGTATCAGCTACACCTTTGCGCAGATCATCGCAAGCACAGGCGCAACAACTTTGCCTGCATACGTTGACCCCGAATCTCCGGGCTACGAAGTAGCACTCCGCGAGTTGCAAGGTCGCACAGGTAACATTCCTACCTTCAAGCAGTTCTATCGCTTAAATCGTACAACCGTACGTGAGCAATTGCAACTCATCCAAAAATTAGGTGGTGTTACAAGCGGTATGCAAGACATCTTCATGCGCTTGCTCGATGAAAGCACAGAAGGTCTTATCAAGTCTTACCAAAACGCCTTGACACATCAGCGTCATCAAATCGTTTCAACAGGTAAGTTCACAATCAGTGAAATCAACAACCCACGTGGTCTTCGCGGTATCACTATTGACTTTGGTATCAAAGACGCACACTTTGATGAACTCAAAGGTGACAAACGTTTCTGGACTAAGGAAGAACACACCACAGCAAACGAAGGCGCAGACTCAGACCCGATTGAATATTTCAAGACACGCATCAAAGCAATTCGCCGTACATATCACTATTATGGCGCAATCCGCGTAGAACTCGCACAAGACTTGCTTGATGACATCTTGACACACTCAAAGGTACTCAGTCGCATCGGTAAGGCTCTCTATCCTAACGCATCAGCAGAAAACGCTCTTGACAACGCACGTAATCAATCTGACGAGGCTATCTTGGCAGTGTTCAAGAAACTCATCAAGGCTGATGAAATCGTTGGTCGTGACAGCTACGCTTACGTTGACAAACCCGGCAAAGACGCTGACGGAACTCCCGATCTCATCACTGAACAAGTTGAGAACTTCAAGAAAGAAAACGTTGCGTTCATCCCGACAGGCAAAATCGGTGGTGTACAAGGCGTTGAACCTCTTGACCTCGGCTACAAGGCAGAAGAAATCGGCTCATTCCATGACGGTCGCTTAAAACTCTATCAACGAGTTAACCAAGAGACACACTCTATGTATATTGAGTCAGAGGCAGCACAACTTTGCGTACCTTCTGCAATTGAGCAAATGTTCATCAGCACTGTTACCGTCTAACCTTTAAGCCCTACAAGATATGGCTAACGAAGCTATTACAATGCAAGAATATCTCAAAGGCGTAACAGCCTACGATATTGCAGACAGCGCATTGGTGACAATTAGCGTTAAGCATGACTTTGACCTAACAACACCCTTTGAAGAAATCAAGAACTTGCCCGATGACAAAGGTTTGAAATTGATTGACCTTGCAACAGCAGACCTTTTAATGTGGTGCGCATCGACACCTTCGACACGCAACGACACTGAAGACTCTGATGGTGGATGGAAACACAAAGAGGGCGGTTGGCAAACAAGCGCATACGATAAACGTCAGCTACGCGCAAAGGCTAAAGGGTTATATAAAAAGTGGGGCGAAACTATCACTGAGACATCAATTGTGCGAATAATAAACCTTTAAGCCAATGTCAGACATCAACAATCCTCGCTTTCCGCATACTTGCACAATCTATCGTTTGGTAGGCGTAACAAACCTCAAAGACGGTGAGAAAAGTGTATTGTACGAGGGTGAGTGTCGCAAAGAGTCTTCGACAAACTTGCGCACATTCAAGACAAACAATGTCATCAAAGCTGACTATCGCGTAGCCTTACCAATCAAAGGTAAATGCGATATTAAAGCAGGCGATTTTGTTGATGTTACTGACTATGGTGGAACTTACACTAAATGCTCTATCGCAGAAGTGTACCCTTCCAATCTTGGCACAAGCATATATTTCAATCTCTCAAAGACATGAAAGATAACGCTGCATTATTTGATAAAGGCATGGCAAAAGCTGCTAAACTCATTAGCCGACACCTCAACAATATATTGTCAGAGGCGGCTGACGATTTAGTTGCAGAGGCATTTTCTCATAGGGTGCAGGTTGGGCATAACATGACGGGTAACACCGTGACATCTTATGCAGCAGGAGTATATGACAATGGCAGATTGGTAAAGGTACATTTAGGTGGTAGTAAAGACCCCGTACAACGCAAAATCTCACCTTACGATGTTTTTCCGGCAGGGAGAATACGATGGGATGGCGATGTGCAAAACGGTGATTTTGCCGCAATAGTCTCTACCGATAGAAACTATGGTTATAACTCTGTACGTGAGTGGTTGCAAGGTGTAGTTCCAACTAAAAACGGCTTTCAAATATGTGTGATGTCAGGCGTTGAATACGCATCATTCCAAGAGAAGAAATTGGGTATAGATGTTTTGACAGCAATATATCTTGATGCAGAAGCAATATTTCAATCGCACATTAGACCAATAGAGTAATGGCACTATCATTCAATCGTAAAGCAGTTTTGGCAGACTTGCAGCAAGTCTTTGCAGATGTCGCAGACACAATCATCTTTACTGACCGCACGGAAACCGTTCCCGAACAAGTAGAGAAATTTGCAGTTATACGTCTTCCGCAAGGCATACGCTCAACAAGTTCAATCCGCAACGAAACTTATGCGCAGATAGTTCTATTTGCACGTAACAAAGAATACGGATATGAAGACACCAAGACACTTGACGAAATGGAACAAGTAGCGATGTCGAAATTCCCAATTACGACTGACCTTCTTACAGGTATATCGCCACGATTGATGAATGGCGGCAATGACTCTTTAGGTTTTCACGCAGTGATAATTCAATTTAAAATAACAATTA